GGGAGTAGCACGCTACTAACTATGGCAACTCGAACTCGAACAAAAGGGAACCTAGACAGGTTCCCGGCCTGGTATGATGTGGTGTATCGGAATTCAAACACCGGTGCTATCATCGCCTCTTATGTGAAACGAGGCGCAACATACCATTATGATTCAGGAACCTACGAGCGGATGCTCGACAGTACTGGTCCTATTCAGGCCAATAAGTCGGTAACACACGAGAAGTTCTCGTGGTCGACCGATCCGAGTGTTCGGACGGAGGTCAAAGGCAAACCGTACTCGCCAGATGGCGGGACTACGTGGATCCAAAAGACCTACACATACCGTTCGTTCTTGAGTGACCTAGTACTCGGAAACCGGACCCACATGACTGACGTAGACGTGAAGGCCCTGGCAGTTGCCAGGGTACCCGCTTACGCGAGGGAAAAGCTTGAGTCCTTCATCTCCTTGGCGGAGATGCGCGATCTCGTAGACGTGTCCACGATACGCTCTGCGGCTGCATTAGGACGACTAGCTGCTTCCCTCTATATGGGGATCCGGCGAGGACGTATACCACGCGGAAGAGTAGGACGGGATCTCTCCCGTTTGCTGCTCGGACGCGGTGACCTGAGGGCCAAAGGCTCCTTGGGCACACTCCTCGATGGTGCGCGGCGTTTGAACGGCGCGGCACTAGGGTACAAGTTTGGCATCAAGCCGCTCGTGGATGACATCCATGGAGTGATTGATGCGACGAATAGAATGCAGCGTTTGCGCGAAGACCTTATTCGGGGTCAACGCGTCTATGGGCGCCATCACTATGTTAAGGAGACAAGTACTCGGCTGGCTGCCGAATACTTAGAACCTTCTTATGGTGGTAATCCAGGCCCGTTCTCGTACGAACTTCGTAAGAGAACGACAAACCTGGCAGTGGCGTCTATTGTCCGGAAATTAAAACCGGAAGCTGCATACGGCGATGTAGGGTGGTTCAATTCGCTCGACGTCGTTGGTGAACTATATGGGCTGAAGCCCACACTGCGATCGGGGTGGCAGCTGCTACCCTTATCGTTTGTAGTGGATTGGTTTTGGAACGTATCCGACCTGCTGGAGTCATTCCAGTCAGTGAAGACGCCCGATTCCAATCTGTTCACGTCGTCTGACGGTCTGTATAGCCTGTTACAGGAGACGCGAGTCACCGTGTCAGGCTTCCACTCGAATGCGAGTGATACAGGATCCACCTCGTTGTCCGGTACGTTCCGGACCTATACGAGGAATACCGATTCCCTCACGGGAGTCCCGGCGTTCTACATTCCGCCACTAAGCCTGCCAACCAAGGCGGGCCAATGGCTGAGTATAGCGCAGATAGCTTTCCAGTCTCTTACTGGAAAGAAGAACCGCGCCAATTAAGCTAAGTCGCACACGAGTGTGTGTTGATGATGTCTCCATAATTGTGTGGAGCGCTTTTGCAGCGTCAACCTATAACAACTAACCAGCAAAACTACTATGTTTGCCGATACAATTGCCACGGGCACCACCTCAGTCACTTACACCAAACGTGCACCTCGCGGTGCACGGTCCGTCTACGTCCCCGTCGGGGACACGCCGGATAGTGAAAGACGACTGGAGCTCGCCCATGAGGTTACTAGCGCTAAACGCGTGAATAGCCTCGTGAAATTCGCGAAGATTCGCCCTAACCCCATTACTAACGTTCTGGAGGAAGGGTCTATCCAAGTGAAGATTGTGCACCCAGCTTCCTTCACGGAAGCAGAAGTGCAACTGTACGTTGATCACTGCGTCAAGTTCTTGACGGCAGCCAACGTAACGAAGATCTTCAATCAGGAGCAATAAAACTCAGTGCAGGCGGTACGACATAATACCGGATGATCCGGGAACAAGCGTATCGCCTGCATAAGCTCAATTGCGTATGACTGGTTCGAATTATCACAAGAAGGTCGGAGGGAAGACCGCGAGGACTTCCCCCACTCGAGTGTTGATTGGCTCGGCTTTGCAGAGGGTTTTGTCTCAATCCGTTAACATAACAAAATTATGCACGAAATTGACGTTACCCGTTTGCTCCATCTATGGAGCATTGTTGCTGAACCGGCTCGTGGAGACGATTGCGCCTCTCTCGAAGACTTTAACGTCTTACGAGATCGCGCTCTATCCAAAGGCCTATCCTGTCTCACCGATGATCTTGCCGACTTTGGAAGATATGCAATGGCAGGATTCCGCGATGGAATCCTCCCCTGCGCATCCGAAATCGGTTGGGAAACAAAAGTGAACAGTACCTTGCCCCTGTTTCTAAATAAGGCCCTATCCAAAGTCTTCGCAGACGATGGTAAAGGCCGAGGTGCGACTTTCGAGTCGATGCCAGACGGGACGCTGCGTTTGACCGCGTGGCGCCCGCCGTTAGTAGCAGGAGTAGCTGTTGGCTGGATTAGACAATTGACAACTGTCTTTTCCAAAATGCGTATTCCGCACACAACCGAACAAGCCGTTGTCGCTCGTGATCGATTCGTCGAGAATGAGCGGCTTATGCGGTTTATGAAGGGGGTCCTTTGGGACCCCACCTACCTGACTGAGACGTGCCGCTACCCCCTCTTCGGAGGTCAGGTAGCAAGATGTCAGACACTCGTCTACATCCTACAAAACGCACGTCGTCTGATAGGCCGGGTGTTGTGTGACGCCGACCCGCGCGAAATCGCGCCTCGGCATGGAAGCGGAGCTTCGGCTTGCCGAAGTAATCCGTGGGAGAGGTACGAAGGGTTGAAATACGACCCTGAGATTGCCTCAGTCTGGCCGTACGTCGAATTCAGTTCTGCGGGAAAGTCACACTGTGACCAAATCCTGTCAGGGCCGAGTTTCGTTAACTACGGTTATCCTAAACGTGCTCGAGCTGTTTTCGTACCTAAGGATAGCAGGGGACCGCGATTAATTTCGTGCGAACCGGCGACTTCTATGTACTACCAGCAGGGCTTGATGAGCCTGTTGGTCGAAACAATCGAGAGCCACCCACTAACACGAGGATCCGTGAACTTCACAGATCAGCAAGTGAATCAGGTCAAAGCCCGCGAGGGCTCTATCAGTCGCAAGCTTGCGACTTTAGACCTGAAAGATGCTTCCGATCGGCTTAGCCTGGACGTTGTCCGTTGGCTATTTCCCGATCGTTGGTATCGTGCACTTTGTGCGGTAAGAAGCCGGTCAACCGTTATCGATATCCCTTCGCAGGGATCGATGCGGGTGCCGCTTCTGAAACACGCACCAATGGGTTCAGCAACATGCTTCCCAGTAATGGCACTCGTGATTTGGGCCTTAATCAAGGCAGCACACTTCGCCAGGCGTGCACCACAAGTGTATGTCTACGGCGACGACATCATCTGTTCGACTGATGAGAGTCAGTCGGTTATGGATCTGCTCGAATCGGTTGGCTTCGCAGTCAACCGTGGCAAGTCCTTCTATACCGCGACTCCCTTTCGGGAGAGTTGTGGGAAGGAATACTGGGATGGCAGCGATGTCACACCAGTGTATTGCCGTGCAGGTCTCCAGATGGATGACCAGACTCGATCCGCCCTTTGCGCTTTCGCGACGAACATCGCGCGCACGAAGGGAGCCTATAAGATGGCTGAGGTTTCGCAGTACGTGTCGAAGTGGACGGGATGTCCAATCATCGGACTACCGTGTCATAACGACGCGTGGGCATCGCCAGACTTGGTGTTGCTAGGCCAGCAGGCCTCTGCGTTCGGATTCCTGAGCGAAGAGAGGATGATGCAGGACGCATTACACCCTCAAATCGTTTATGGAGCCGATTACCTCTGCCAAAAAGGGCAGCTCAGGAGCAAAGCGGATAGGTCGCCACAGTACGATTACAATCGTACCGTGCACCGTGTACGCGTTGCTGAACCCCATAAGGAGGCGGTTAAACCCGTCTCCTGGGGTTACGTCCTACGATCCCTCCTCATCGGGGGTGACCTAGGATTTGCTGAGTCGGTTGCGTTGACCAAACGCGTATCGTATAAGTTTGGCT